CCGCCCATTGTTTATTCAAAGTAGAAACGTCACCACACAAAACACTGTAACCAGAACTAACCAAAAAATCAACAATCGCCTTCACATAAACCCTCTCAACATCATCAACAATAATAGGAACATCCTTCCTAAACAAATTAAAATTATAAATGAAATTTAATCTACTATTACCAGCTGGACCATCAACTATGAGAAGATCATAATCCTTAGGAAGCATCTCCTCAGTTAAATTATACCAATCCAAAAACAAATCAGCCTTAATATAATTACTACTATACTTATTAATCCACTTCAAATCATGCTCAACAGAATATAAAACATAATCACCACACAACATAGCAGTAGTACCATCCCCACTACCTAATTCAAGAATAGTCCTACCATTTGGAACATGGAACTTAATCCACTTAATCATTGATTCCTTAACAGGCCACGCCATATCTGCCTCCACAAAATCTTATCGAAGATAACAAAACACATAATTTCATCGAACGACGAATCAAAATTTCTAGTAATATACCGCACGATACAAAACAACGCCAAGGAGAAAGAAATGATGACCGCCAAATCAAAGGCTAGAGTCTGGTGGACAGACGAAGAAAAAACGGAACTCATCAAAAGAGCAGCAAACATCATCTACAAAAATACCGGTCTATCCACCCTTGAGGCATTACGTAGAGCACAAGAACAAGCCCTACCAAAAGAACGCCAAAGACCAATCAACACACTAACCGCCATCCCCTGGTACAAACCAGCCCTAGACAAGCAAGTAGAGGAACACAAGAAAGCAGTAATCACAGAACATGTCAAAATTGTCGAAGAAATAATTAGTATCCCAATGCAACTATCAGAAGTAAAAACAGACGACCTAATTGCCGAACTACTAAAACGAATATTCACAGCAGGAGGATCAGGAATAGTAGGACTAATCTCAAACTCAATGGTACAAGCACTCCGAGAAGAACTACCAGCAGCAATCACAAGACTCCAGAAACAAACCAAAGTAGCAACCCAAACCAGACAAAAGAAGATCCTAATCCTAGGATTACTACCAGAACAAACAAACGAAATCCAAAAAGCACTCGGATCAGCATTCGACTTCACATTTTGGAAAGATGCCAACCCAGACTCACTAAAACAGACAGCCCCACATCAGGATAAGATTTATATAATGAAGAGATTTATCGGCCATACACACCAGGAATTACTTAATTCGGTAGGCGCAACATATACTATAGTCCCAGGATCTACCTCAGAATTACTCCATGTACTAGAGAAATATTTCTTTGAGGTAACAACATGAAAAGCCTTTGGCACAAAACGCCCTAAAGCCATCAAAATAGTCAGATGACATCTCCAACTCAACGGGAGCCAAGGAAAAGGGCAAAAAAGTACCGTCCCTAAAGACCTTCAGACCATACTCGCCATCATATATAATACAAATATATTTTAGATGAGTGATGAAGACTTCGAAGAATTACTTGGATGGATATTCCTGTTCATAACAAGCTACTGTTGTTATACGATAAAGAATTAAGAATATTCGCACAAACCTCATCAACAGGCTTAGGAATTATAAAAGAAGGATCGGACCATATGCCATTCTCAATCAACTCACCTGATTTCCAATTACACGTAAAAGCCAAACCCTCAATATCAATCGAAAAAATAGATTCCTCACAAATATCCAGACCATACTTCTTAGCCACCTTAGCACAAGAAACACACAACGGAGAACTTATATCAACAACATCACTAGGGAAACTCCAAACCCCATCACTCTTAGGAACAAACAATATAATATCATCTCTTTTAATCACCAACGTAATTAATTTGTCCATGATCATCTCCTTGTATTTTTTATATTTACAGCGAAAATACCACCAACCAACACACCAAAAAACTCAGGACAAGCCTTATCTTTTGAATATAAATCTAATCTTATTAGAACCATAGATCCTCTTATACCCATTCTTATCAGCAAATTCATTCTCAGTTAAACCCATTTTAGTAGCATGATTATATAAAGTCTTCTTATGCATCACCCATCCACGCCCATCAGTATACCAATAATCAGGATCAACAACAGAATCCTCAATAAAATTCAAAGCCTTATAAACAGCACCATTATGGTTAAAAGTAGTATCACAATAACTAATAATACACTTATATTTATAATCTAAAGATTTAATACATCTACTAACAAACCAGCTAGCAAAATTCCTCTTTTGATATCTTGGGTTAATACAAAGTCTACTTAAATCACAAACTTCACTTGATTTAAAACCAGAAATAGTAATATTTTGCCTAGGTAATTGAGAAAATATACAAGTTGCAATGATCTCATTATTAATAAACGCGCCAAAAGCAATACCCCCTCTACCAGCATTTGGTAAATAATGATATTTTGATAATAATGATTTATATTCAGCAGCAGTAGCATTTTTAATAATAATTTGATTAAAATCAAAATCAACAACCTCTAAATCAGAAATGCCGAACCAATATTTAATCATTTCAACAATTTTACCATAACACTTAAATTCATGCTCCCATAAATACTTAAGTTCATATTTATTAGTAAAATATCTTGATATATAAGTAGATTTAGATTGATCTAATCTAATATGTCTCTCCTGAGAATGCCAGTAATCACCTTGACATTCAATAATAAGATTAGATTTACCATCTCTAGGAATAACACAATCAACATTATATGGACCTATTATACATTCTGGGTCAGGAGCTTTATCTCTATATTCTCTATAAAATTTAATTTTAAGATCATTAAGAATATTATATAAAATTTCTTGAATATTAGATACGCCACCCTGGTTCAAACGCATTTCAGCTAATTGTCTCTTCCTATCGGGAGTATTCCAAATCAATTTCTGTATCTCAATTTGACGTTTTCTATATTCAGAATTCTCCCATAACTTCTTAGACATCGCACTAAGACGACCACAAACATCAGTAGTCTCTAATCTAACCCGCACATCATTAGAGACATTATCCCGCTTCTCTTTAGTCCAAGCCTTCTGTATACGCCATGATTGCAAATCATTGAAATGATCTTTATCTAATGAAATATTATATTTCTCACACAATCTACTAACTGCAGAAATACTACTATTAAATCTAATAGCGATTTCCCGTAATGATAAATCATGTCTGATTTTCATGATTTCAGCAATAACATCAGGAGTATCAAGTGGGGATTTAATAATTAAAGACGCTATTGCCTTTCTATCCCTTTTTAACCCAAGATTTTTACATAATTTCATTATAGTCCTTCTAGGACAAGACATTTCTTTAGCAATTTGTATCTGTGTATACCCATTATTGAATAATTCTTTAATTCTATTCTTCTGATTTTCATTAAATGATTCAAAAACTGGTATTGGAGCCATTATTATCTCCTAAAAACCTCATAATATCTTTACCTTCGATAGTCATAATTATAAATAAAAAAGAACCCCAGTTCATCACTGGGGTTCTTTTAAGACTTATTATTACAGGTTACTTACTGTAATGGTGGCATAGTAGAGACCGCCATCTTCGATCAGCTTCTTGCCGTATCGAGTCATAATTCCCTTATTCGGCGTGAAGCTGTTCGGGTCCAGAATGGTCGGAGTGGAGAGCAGTGGGATGTATGGAGCGTAGAAGTAACCGCTATCCAGTACCGAGTTCCCCTTGAAGCCCATGAGGATCTTGCAGTTCGGGAAGAGCGGGTCCTTGAACATCTGCAACTTGCCCTGGATTGTACCGGCATTAATGATACCAATGTCAGCACCCTGCTGGGCGAGCGCGTCGGAGGCGCGGAAGTCGTTCAGCTGTTCGAACTTGCTGGCGATATCCGCAGAAGTCACCATCCAGTTCGCAGGACCACGGAGAGTGGTTCTGTGGATGATGTTCGCAACTTCCAGAGCCTTGTAGAGCAGCGCGATGTTGCGGTCCGTGAAGTTAACGGAGGCACCAGCGCCGGTTGCAAAGTTGTGGTTTGCGCGGATGGAGGCAGCGATAATCAGGTCGTTGATGATTTCGCGGTCAATTTCAGCGACCATTTCATCTGCCATCATGTCCGTCAGGACGCCTTCGGCGTCAACGTTGTGGACGGACTTCAGGTCCTGAGCAGCTTCCAAAGACCAGCGAGTCTTGAGCTTGCGGGTCACTGCCGAAACCGTGTCGCTGTCGATTGACAGGGTGATTTCGGGCTGCATTGGGTTGTCTTCAAGGTCGTACTCGTAATCAGCACGAGCAATGAATCCATTAGGGATTGTACCAGCGGACAGGGTCACCGTGACCGTGCCGGTGGACGGATCAAAGTAAGTCGCGCCACTGGTTGTCTCGTCAACCGTGACTGTCGGGCAGTCAGAACCATTGCCGTAAACGACGTAAGCCACGTGGCCTTCAGCGTCAAAGGCAACCGACAAGCAAGGATCAGCGACTTCGCAGTCGTCCGTGTCTGCGGCGTAGACGTTGACCACAACCGTGCCAGCGAGGACTGGCTTATGGGTCAGTGTGCCAACAATTACTGCTCCGCCGCCGTTGATGGTAAGGTCTTCACCCTTGACCAACTGGCTGCTGTAGTAGGGGTCCAGTGCCCAACCGTTCTGGCGGGCGTAATTCTGGGCCGTGTTCTGGCGCATGATCTGCGTTCCGGCAACCGTCTGACCCTTCGACAGGGCGTAACGATAGCGGATGTAGAAGATCAAGCTGGCTGGGCTGCTCATCGGCTGGACGCCAACGAGGTTATCAGCGATGAGGCGGGGGTAGGACTTGCGGATTAGTGGTAGTGCGAAACGGGTGAAGTCCGCAATGTCGCCAGTCGTAGTAGCTTCCTCAAACAGGAGGCTGCTGCCCTTCTTGCCGCCCATGTGGTTGTGCTGGTTTTCGAGAATGGACGCCATAAGGGCGTACTTCTCAGGAACCACTTCCAAGCACTTCGAAAGAACCGGTGCCCATTTCTGGACTAGTTCGTTCTTGCGAGCTTCGAGCATGAGGCGCTCGCTGCGGTACTCGCGGTAATTCTCGGTGATGACTTTGCGGTCAGTGACCTTCTGCGCGGAGGCCAGGTGTTGTGACCGCATCATGGGAATCTTCATCTTGTTCTCCTCGGAGGGATTCTCCGACTAAAATGCCCTTGCTTCGTCCATGCTGGATGCTATCGTGGCAACATCCCCTTCTTGTGTAGGAGTTGCTGCGGCAGGTTTGACTTCTCTAGCTACCGATTCCTGAAGAGTCGGTCGGGAAGTCTTCGGAGTCTCAGGTTTCTTGCGCAAATCCTGCAGAGTAGCGGCAGACTTCGCAGCAAGTGCCTTTGATTCGGCCACGACCGGACGAGAAGCTACTGGCTTGGATTCGAGAACGCGAGTTCTCTCCACAAGCTGCATCGCGACCTTGTTAGCTCGTGATGCCTTCTGTTCGGCTCTGGCTACCTGTTCCGTCAACTGGGTCTTCACAAGACGGAGTGCCTGAAGCTCATCTCGCATGGCCTGGATTTCAGTCGGGTTTCCACCCTCAAATGTGACCCCTTCAAGGAGCGCCTTAGCGTCTCTGAGGATCTTGAGAGCCTTACCCTCACCAATAGCCACTTGCTTCTTGGCTGTCCTGTCTATGCTTGCCAGCTTCGCTTCTAGGAAGATTTCAACCTTCCTAGCAAGTTCCTGTTTTTCCTTCTCAATCTCTTCGATGCACAGCTTTCGTGCTTCGATGAGACGCTGCTTCAGCTCTTGCTCAGCAGCTAACTTCGTCCGACGTCTAAAATTCTCAAGAGATTCAGTAATGGTGTTGACCAATTCCTGTGAGGCACCCATCTCAGCCAGAAGTTTTTTGATCTTTTCCATCTTGAATCTCCCTTTACTTCTAGTTTTGCTCTAAGGAGTATTCCTTAAAGCGACAAGAAATGCCTAATTTCTTCCTTAAGCATCTTAGACCTAGCCTGATGGAGGAAAACCTTCTTATCCTCTGACACAATCGGGCTGATCTTGCCAAGTCTATGCTTCCTACTCTCTTCAAGGCGCTTAAGTTGAGTGCCAGTTACGGAAGGCTCAGCAACGGCATCAAAAGTAATAAACTCAAAACCTTCCTGAACTTGATAAGCCTCTTCACCATCAGCTTCAACTAACTCCATATCACCAACACCACGAGAACTAATACCAACCTGAATACCACGATCTAATAAACAAGATAACATACTACCACAAGGACAACGATCATCATTAATAACCTCCAACTCACCATATACAGTCTTAGTCTTATTCTCCATCCACAACCTAGTCAACAAATGAGAAATTCTATCAAGGTGAATCTTAGCATCACAATTTCCAGTCCAGAATGAACAGCCATCTTGTTCCATATAGAAATTACCATGTTCAGTTGTTAAGCAATAAATATTACCCTTATGTTGGAATGGTTCAATTTTAAGGAACCTATCATCAAGATGTATTCCTTCCATGTCAGAAAGTGTTAATTGATAGAGTGGTTTCTTATTTTCTGCTTTTATTACTCTTCCTGCAAAAGTGTAATCATTCTCTGTAATAATCGTTGTAGAGTAGCAACAACCTCCGGATTTGACATAACATTCATGTAAATCATTTATCAATTTCTCTGAAACAGCAAAAACATTTGATCGACCATTTTTCAAACGACCGTCACCAACTTGGAACCAATAAACTAGTTCTTCAAGATATATTGCATCAAGGGCTTTGATATCTTCTGGGATATATTTTGTGTATTTATTTCCGAGTTTTGAAAGATATTTATGCAATCTAGCATCTGATAGATAAAATGAATTATCTGTTTCTTGCCATTTCAAACCATTGGGGAATTTAGATAACATTTCACGAATTATTGGTTTATAATCATCTTTAGTCTGAAAAATATTCACTCTATAACTTCTTGGTTCATTAACAATGCAACCTTCAGCGAGCCATAACCCAAGGAATGATGTAAATGTTTTTGTATCAATATGTAGATCGTCTGTTATTGCGGCGTTATAATAATTTTCTGTCAATGCTTTCAGTTCTTCCTTAGGAATACCTGGAATAATATAAGTTGATTGATCATTGCCGACCCATTTAGCTTTACGAGGGATGATATTCTTATTGAATTTTTTACGATCAGTGTATATTTCTTGAAGAGTGGCTTCTGTTTGTTTTGGTGTATATCCATTTCTAGTTTCCATAATAATTTTATGTGGTGCTGTGAAACCAGAATTTATATAACGACCTTCTAATTTATATGCTTGTCCTTCATATTGTTCATTAATAATCGTATTCACTCGTGATTTAACCATTATCCCATCAACACGAGAATAAACAAAATCACCTTCTTTTATATCTTCAAATTTCTTCCACCCATCACAAGTAAGAACTTTAAAATCGGGTGAAGTTAAACAAGGATGATCAAACTCGCCACACACCTTACGCTCTTTAATAGGAGTCTGAAGCTTCTCAATAGCTTCCTTCAAAATCGGATAAGGATAAATTCTACCATTAGCATTACGTTGATCAGCACGCTGGAAAACACCAGTGCACCGCATTACATTGACTTTATCATGACCAAATGATTCAGTAATAGCACGTTTAACGTCGAGTGGCTTGAAATCCATCGTATCCCGCAGAAGCTCCAGACCGGACGGTAATTGTCCGGTCTGGGCAATATATTCACGAAGCAACATCGGCGGTCGCTTGATCATGGATTATTTCCCTTGGCCAGGCTTCTTCATCTTGTCAAACTTCGTCTTTGGATTCAGCCGATTGTCATCAGTAGTATATTTCTTACTCTTAGGATCAGTTATATCATGACGTTCTTTAGGAGCTGGAGGAAGACCAGTCTTCTTAGACCGTACCTTATCCTCCATCGGAGGCTCCGCAGAAGGCTCCTCAGGAATTTCATCCAAAGAAGCAGGAATTTCATCGCCCATTCCGGCTTCAGGAATTCCCTCTGGGCCAGCCGCCTCGCCCTCTGGACCACCAATCTCAGGAGCAAGACCTTCGGCATCAACCTCAGTAGAAATGTCATCCGCTGACGCAGGAGGTTCAGTCGGCAGATCAGTAGTCTCAGGCTGAATCATCAGAGTAACTTCATTAGCAGCACCTTCATCACCACTATCAATCTTCACTCTAATCTGACTATTCGGCTTAACTGTAATCTCTTGTTCACCACCAGGAGGTTCAGCCATTGGGTCAACAATATCCCCAGCAGCCGGAGCCAGATCATCTGGGCCGCCGCCAATAGGCTCGTCACCAATGGTTGGCTCACCCTCAACCGGAGGCTCAGGAATCAAACCAGCCTCGTCACCACCCTCAAGAGAACCACCAGCATCCATTGGCGAAGCAACATCGCCAGCAGGAGCAATCTCACTATCAACCTGCTCATCATCCTCTTCAGCAATCACTGAGGCAACTATACTGTCAAGATTATCCTCAGTAGTGAAACCAGAATTCTTATTGTACGGGAACATCAAACCCTTGCGGCTGGTCGGAGGACGACGACCGGCCTCACTAACCTCACCCTTCACCTTACCAGCGATAGACTTTCCTTCAGGGCTATCATTAGTAGCAGTCTTGGAACCAGACCCCGTATCAACCTTACCAAGACCAGCCTTCTGAACTCCCTTGCCTTCAGGAGAATCATTTGATGGTTTCTCACCACCGCTAGAATTCTTGATCTTACCAATACTCTTATCGGCCAAACCCTTACCTTCTGGGCTTTCCATCGTGCCGACTGCCTCAACCACTAAGTCGAAGACATCGAAACCGCAATCTGGGCACATCGCAACATCTTCACCCATGCAGGCAACTACATTATGGACACCATTGCAGGCTGGGCATTGCAGTTTGGCTTCGCTCAGTTTGCCCTTCTTGACCAACCCGCCGCCTTTTGGCTTTTCCTTGGCGACGTTCATGTTTTCCGGTTTTTCGGCGCTGCCGAAGGCTTCCTTACGGCCAGAAACCTTCTTGCCATCATCCGGAAGACCAGTCTCTGATTCCTTCATCTTATCAGAGGCAACTTCGTGGGTTTCCTTGAGTGTAGCTTCCTTGTGACCCAATCCAGCCGCTACGTTCTGGTTCTTCTCGCCAGCCTTACCCATCGCGCCACCAGACGGGCGACTTGCTGACTGAGCCTTCCTTGTTACACCATCTTCAGTTTCCTGCATCTTCTTGGACCAAGTAACATGGTCTTCGGAAACTGGATAGTGGTAAGGATCGTCGCTCGTCTCTGTCTCAGTGATGCGAGCGTTCGTCGGGGTATTCTTGATTAGGATGTTCTTGAATTCAGCTGCTACCTTCGGGAGATTCAGGGCCTTTGCCTGATCGGCACATGCCTCAAGGTGGACCTTGGATCTCTCAAAACCATCTTCCATGAAGAATTTTGGCGCGTCTTTCTGCCAAGTCGCTAATTCTTCATTGAGTTCAGACGGCTTTAGACCAGAGATTACCTTGCGAATCTCAACGACTGATTCAGTCTTGGTATCTTTCTCTTCACCCTTTTCCTCATCCTCTGGCTTCTCGGCTGGAGCAGCACCATCACCACTCTTCTTCTTGAATTGGAATTTCTTGAGATGTTCAAAACCTTCGCCGAACATACCAGCGATGTCCAGTGCCTCTTCTTCCTCCTCAGGAGCGCCAGGTTCACCTTCTGCGCCAGGTTGCTCAGTCGGGCCTTCACCACCTACACCAGCCTCGGCACCCATCGGTGCTGCTTCAGGAGCGCCACCCATCTCCATACCGCCAAGATCACCACCACCCATACCACCCATTCCACCGCCCATGCCACCGGCATCACCAGCGGCAGGAACGCCACCAACATCAGCGCCGAACTGCTTAGGCTCAATGTCAGAACCAGCACCGTTAGTGAACTTATCGAATGAAGCATATCTCTGGTACTCACTAGCGGCATTAATAACTTCCTTGTTCAGACTATTGAATAAATTCTCAATGTCTTCAATCAACTTATTATCAACATTATCACCCATCTGTTCAAGACGACTCAGATAACCCTGGACCTGTTCACAAACACCAGCCGGAACACTACCCTCTGGCATCTGGGAGCATGTCTCACAAATCTTTCTCAGAGGAATTACGTAGACACCGGCTTTCTTCTTAAGGTCGATAATTTCTTCTGTGAAGAGAGCATTCAGGAATTTATTATAATCTTCTTCGAAATTCTTGGACTCAGCCAATATCCTAACATTTTCAACGAATGGCGCATATTCAGTCATCCGAGCGGTCTTGCGCCACTCTTCGATGATTGTATCCTTATTAATTCTGCAGCAGGTCTTGAAGAACAACGTGCCGATGTCCTCAGCCAATTGCTTATTCAAGCAGAGACTAGCGGCTAAGGAATCAGCAATCAGATTCTGGGTTTCTTCATGGTTCAGCAAGCAGAATTCCTGCTGTTCAGAGGTGAATTCAGCGATGTTCTTGACGGCTTCCTTTACCTCTTCCTTCATCAATAGTGTTGCAACGTGCTTAATTCTATTCTGGAATCCATCTGACTTATATGCATTCAGTGCCGCTTCCTTCATCATCTTGGCAACTATCTTGCGGCTGGTTAACTCAGTGATTGGGATAGTAATCTTCTGGCTATTAAATGTCGCTTCAACAATACCACCACGATTAACTCTTACGCCGCCGTTGATAATTGCAGCCAATGACTTGACTATCTGGTCTTTATCTTCTGTCGTGATATTCTCGTTTTCTGTCTTGACGTATCTGGTTACTCCGTCACGCGTTGTGACTAGGCCGTGCTCTGGGATAACTGAGGAGCGGAATCTCTGCTTTGCAACTCTGCCGAAGATTGCTTCGGCGTCTTTGATCTTGTCTTCACCAATGGCGTTTACTAATTCGACTAGGTTCTTCCGGAATGAATTTTCTTTCTTGGATTCAACAATGCGTAGTTCTTTAATGTTATGGATTCTTATTCGCTTATTTCCAAGGTTCTCGACATCTGCTTGGAAATACTTATTGTCAGTCTTATCTTCGATAACTAGGTTATTACGATCAACTGATACGAGTGACCATTCTTTACCTAGTTCATTTCCAAGGAACTTAACTCGTTCCTCGAAAATCGAGATTTGAGCTTGTGCTCCCATATTGATCTGATGCAGGAACTTACCAGCATCAACGACCTGTACGGGAAATTTCTTAATGCCAGGCATGTTTTTATCCCCTAGTCATCAATGTATTTTTGCGTCTGACTGTTCTTCAGCAATTAATTGCTGCTCCTGAGGTAACATCTTTTGCGATATAATTTTAATCTCTTCATTTTCCTGATTATTTAAAGATGGGTCCAAGATTTTCTTAACCTCAGTGCAGACTTCATCAATCATCGTCTTCTCAGTACCAGGACTGACAATTTCAGAACCCTTACCATTAGTAAGACCATCCAACTCATTCTGATTAACATACCATGATGCATCAGGAGTATAGAAAACTTTCTCAGCCTCACGATACTGCCTAATTCCACCATTCTTTATTAAATCATTATACTCCATAATTAACATCTTATCTTCATCATCAACAGCCTCACCAAGAGATAATCCAGGAGGTGCGGCAACTTCCTCACCACCAGCTTTCGCTTCTTTCTCCGCCTGCTTTGCTCTATTAATCTGATTCTCAGCAATCTCATCCTTCGTCATATCAGTAAATCTACCAAGAATCCACTCATCAGTGAATAACCCACTCTCCTTAAGATTACTAATAACCTCAGACCTAGTATTCCATGTCTCAATCCGGTATAATTCGTCAATAGCAGATGCAGCAGTCATAGTCAAATCAAGATCTTTAATCTCTTCAACGGAGAATCCACGCAGGGCAAGATCAATAATAGCAATCTTCTTCAAACCAATAGCAACTTCGCGCTGAACCCACTGTACAGCCTTGGCAAATTCAGGCGAAGAACTAGCGACAGACCTAGTATCAGATTCAGTCTGCTCACCGATACCAACTCTACTAAATGGAATCTTGGTACCAGCGATCATCTTCTTCTTGAAGTAAAGAATATCCTCAATCTGATCCAAATTCTGAGCGCCAGGTAATGTTTCAATAGTCGGACCTTCACCGCCAGGACGCTTAGGCAGGAAGAAATCGTCTTCTTGAATCAGCGGGGCATATCTCTCATTGACCTGACCAGTAGCTGGATCAACAAATTTATGCTTCTTAAATTGTCTAGCAATCTGGGTAATATAATGGTACACCTGAGTATTTGGAATATTACCTACTGGAATAGAGAACATACGCTTCTCAGGCGCTCTAGTATTATGGACCGTAACACCATTGGCTACAAAATTACGATTCTCATGCTCAACTGAGATATCAAAGACTTCTTGCTGACCAACATATTCAATTTCAGTGATTTTCTCATATCCAACCTTCGATTCTGGGTTAATATATAAGTTATAACTAGTATACTCGCCATTCATATGTTCTAAACCACCTTCCCTAGTTCTAGTGCGAATATTCCCAGCAATCCAGCCAATTTGTTCACAAAGTATTTTGATATCCTCTAATAATTCACGATTACAAAGTTCCAATTCATAATATTCGCCACTGGCTCCAGTACGAATAGTACCATCTGCATCAATTAAACCAAGTATAAACTCAATCTTATGACTGAGTGGTAATTCATAAACCCAACCTGGAATACGTTTGCCATGTGCGCCACCAATTAGACCAAGATCAACAAAAGTCATATATAATTGTTTATCACATACAACAGCAGTATTTAGACGTTTGATCTTAGCACCATCAATTATAATATTCTTATATTCCAATTTTACACGTTGATGATAACGTTTATAATGCTCAATATAACGTTTATTAATATCCTGATCAACACCTAACGCTAAGCCAACTCGCCAATTTATATCTGTAAGATAACCATCTCCAAGGAAGAAACCAACAAAACGAGCAAAATCCTTGTCAGAAATCGATGGCAAAGTAGATCCGCCACCACAATGTGGTACATAACGATCTATCTTCGCTGGATCTAACCCCAATAACTCACATAAAGTAATCAACTTTTGAATTGGCATCCCCTTACCCAGGTATAATACTTGTCTAGTAAGATATATAGGATGATCAACTTTGCGCATAATCTCTGTGATATTATTATATGAAGTATTCCTAAACTGTTCTAATTGTTCTAACGTCAATTTACCATATTCATTATCTGACCATAATTTAATTTGTTTCTGCCTACCTTCACCGCCGATTTTAGGAGATACCAACAGATGCCATTCTGGATTAAGATCCTGTAAATCAATATATTTTAAAACATCATCGGATAAATCTCTAATCAAGAATGGATGAGTTGCTGTACCTGTAATCTGCCGATATTTCGTACTGACAGTATATACATCACGTATTCCATTACTAACTTGGTGCGTTACCCTTGTTGGTGTCAAACGCCCATCTGAAGACTGACTATAAACTATATCTCCAGGTCGAATATATTTTATCTTGATATGGCCAGTAGGTGTCCAAATACTAGTATCGCCCACCAAACAAACTCTATAGATCAACGCAGCATCTTCCATCAACCTCAAACGCTTGAAATCCTTGCGCGACCCATCAATAATAGAATTATGAATTACAACACCATTAGAAATAAAATTATGATGTTCAGATACTTGTATATCACCAACTTCGACTTCGCCACCATCTTCAATAGATATAATAGTCTCAACTAAATAATCGTCCGATGAATTATCATATTTAGTCCTACGTTTTCCAAAGTGAAGTAGATCACCAGATGACATTTTAGCATTATACCAATAAAGTATCCAAGAATCATGTCTCTTATATTCTTCACCATGAATAATAGTTGTCATGATTGGACGATTACGTTTACTAATATTACTACACTTAATATTCATTTGATCAAGAAGGACCTTAATATCCCTAATCAATTCCTCTGAAGTTAATTCTATTTGGAATCTTTCACAATTCCATTCATCTATATTAGATGAACCATCTGAATCTATTAAACCTTCTATAAATGCCTTCTTAATATCATTATTGGCTAAAAATACCCATTTTGGAATCCGTTTATCATAACACTTACCAACAAGACCCATCTGAGCGATTGTTTGTGATAATTCAATAGAATTAAATTTATAATATCCATAATTACTATTATCACTATTTTCATGAACTGGGTCCTGTTCATAACCAAATGATTTGATAATATTGATATATTTATCATTTATCTCCTTATACTCGCCTTCAGCAAAACACAATTGTGTATAATTACTAGTTGGAATCCAACCATCTCCAATTAAAAACCCCATTAATTTAGCAAAATCATTATTAACAAAATCAGGAATTGACATCTTTTTACCAGCATGTTTTTCAATCTTATACTTCTCAATCGGAATCATTATACCAGTATTATGAAGTTTTGGAAGAACTAATTTATCACCTTTAATTAAATCTTTAGCTAAAACATATTTCTTAGTCTTTATATCTCTCTCATGCTTTATTTCATAATGAGCTTGATTCCTATCTGAAGCATTAACCAATACTCGTTCATCTTTATAATTATTCTTAATAATAGCTAGTATTGGATGCTCTGGTGTCACTCGAATAGATCTATGTTTAGTATTGATAATCAAAGTATTTTTAATACCAGAAATTACTTTATCTAAAACCTTCGTTACAACTGGTTTCTGATTCTCTAAATCAAACGAATAAACTAAATCGCCTTTCTGTATATCCTTTAACTTTTTATAACCATATGGTGTCCAAATGGGACCATTTATATCTTGGCATCTACCATAAGGATGATACGCACTCTCATACGAAGTCAGGCGCAAATGCAACACCTGCCAAGGATGTAAGAATTGTGGTGCCATAGTATTAGGGTCTTGATAGAAAAATCCAACAAGATCACCAAACTTAGTCTGTAATCTAGTGAAATTATAAACATTAATGAATCTGAGCGATGCTACACCATCACGATTCTTAGTAAGAACCACTTCAGCGGGGAAATCACCATACTTACATAGATATCTCACTATTGGTCTTAAGTCTCTATCGATCAGTAGGGTATTATAGAATAAATCTTCCACTCTTTCTTTTACTTGTTTACTCTTAGCCTTGACTATAACTGCGTGTTTTCTTTCGGAATCAATCAATGAACTTTCGTCGGCATATATATCCAATGCTAATGTAATTTCACCTACCTCATCCATCATGTCATAATCTTTATATCTTTCAAGTCTGTTGATTTGGAGGTTGGTCTGGTCTAATAATCCTGATGCTCTGGTTAGTTCGAGGAAGTTGGCACCTGTGGTAATTCTATTGATATCTGTCTGGTCTTGATAAAGTGAATCAATTCGGTAATAATTTGTATGTCTGAAGAATGCTCTTATCCTGTCAAATACCTGCCATGATGGTAAAGGCATGATTTAGTCCTTGTCCTTATTATGTTCACCTACAAAATATATATTCAGTTTGATTTTCTTATCCTCCAATACCACCTTGATTATATTTATCAGAAAATTACCTCCTATTGATGTTATTTGGAACTTTCAATTGATTCTTGCGATTGACGACTATCGGAGCTTGTCCCCTCTGGATTCCTCCAAGGCTCTTCATAAATGTATCAAATTCCTCACTAGGAGTCTTACCACGTAAATCACTATCCTGTCCAACAACTACAGGCATAAGGCATTCTATGCCACCAGTAGCAACCGCCTTACGTATATCTTCCTCATTTGGAGACATCACAACATCATTTGGATCTTGCCTAGTCGGTAACAAATGGCTAGAATCACTAATCAAAGCATCCATACCCCCAACCAACGCAAAACCAGCAGACATAGACAAGTCATCGTGATTACCAACACCCTTAACACTACCAACCTTATTCCTACTTAAATGGACAAATATCCTCAACTGATCATATAATCTCTGACTATAAATCTTATACCCACCATTATCTGGGTCCAAATTATCAAGTAATGCCTTAACAACCATCGGCTTGTATGTCGGAGAAGTAGGAAAACCAACCTTAGTATGTAATTTACCATTAGGTAATTTCATCCTATAAATATTAGGATATCCAAGATCAAAATGGATCGATTGAGTAACAGGAGCACCCATACCAGTACGCTCAGGAATAACAAGAGCTAAATTATACCACCTACCAATATAATCAACCATCATAGCAAGAACAGTAGGTAATACTTTAATATTAAGTTCAGCAACCTGCTCCCTAGCCGTATGATCGAAAACCTCAACAGCAGAGAAGTCAACATCTTCGCCGCTAGAAATGTCTATGCCGACCGAGTATATGTGACCTGGGTCACCAGGTCGAATAATACGCCCGTGTTCGACAACTGGTGGCGTTGGCTTGACTGGCTTCTTCCAAACCCATAATTGGTTCTGAAAATCAAGCGATAATTTATCATCACTGACTGGGTGAACATATTCAACACTCGAAACAGTCTTATATTCAGTACTAATAGATTCACCCATATTAACCAAATAACTAGCTGGTAATACCGTATTACCAGTACCAACGAATTCCGCAAGAATTTCCTGCCTGAACAGATGCGCTTCGCCACGTTTCTGTAGAGCGATATATTGTTCTTCCAGCCACGGAGACCAAAATGGGCCGTATTTCGCTTTTTCTTCCTTCGTCTCACATTTCCGGATGCCAGCACGTGGACAAATCTTCTTGGCATGCTTATCTAAATCATCTTTATATGAAATCGTCCAATCCATATCCCACCAATTTACTTCAATAAGATTAAAAATACTGCGTTTAGCAGCGGCGTCCATACAATTCATGTGATACCAATTACCTTCACCATTGGCTGTGGAAATCACTATACAAGAACCGCCGTGTTGCAGAGTAGGCCAACCAGCGCCCCACATCGCATCCATGTCAGGCATGAATCCAGCTTCGTCTATAATATTAAGTGAAGCTGAATTAGATCTCAAAACATCCTTACCAGATGGGAGACATTTAACAGTCGTGCCATTCGGGAATCTAATTGAGTGTTCATTACTAATCCTATTAATATCACCATACACTTCATGGAATTCACCAGGAAGATTCTTATAAACAAATTTAATGTTCTTCTCAAGGAATTCAACAGAATCTCTATCGCCCTTAGAAACAACAAGTACCGTCTTATGATTATAGAACATAGAATACCACAACGTAAACCCACCAGCCAATGTAGAAATACCACATTGTCTGGTTTTCTTATAAAGATTAAATCTATGATTCCTAAAACAAGCAAGTGATTTCCTCTGATAACTATGTAAATTAAATGGTAATATACCAGCTGCTGGGTGCCTTACCTTACAGAAATTCTCAATGAAGAACTGCGGACTAGCTTTGCAGCGTAGGAGAACCTGAGCAAATTGTTCTGATCTGGTCATATCTGCTCGTCATCTTTGGGTTCCTGGCTAAGTAATTTTTCAAGATTAAGACCACCAGTCTGACCACCTTCACCAATATTAATTACTAAATTATTATTCTTAGCCGCAGCCAATAGCTTAGCCATTGAATCGAGTACACCAACCGAATTAGAATTAATTTCGGCTTTGACCATCAACAACTTAACCCATCCCTCAATAATCGACGGTGGCAACTTCTCCTTAGCTGCCCTAGCAACCTTGACTTGATCCTCAAAATATGAAATAGCACTTTCAACCTGCGCTCTGTCCGTAGCATAATTATTAACTATGACTTCAACCGTAGAACCGAACAATTTAATTAATTCATTAATCCTCTTAGACGTCTCATCTTCTGGCTTATCCTTGAAAATCTCAGGCTCGGTATATGTTGTCTTGACAGTCTCTAATATTGGTTCAGTTACTGTTATTTCTTTGGCTACTGGCGGTTGTTCTGGTTCTGCAGGAACTGGCTCCTCAATAATATCCTCATCAGACCCACCTAATATTGATACTAGATCAGAATCCTCTGTAACCTCAGGAGTCTGACTAGTCTTAGTCATTACAAGCCTCCATGAACTTATATAACTTATCAGAATCTATCTGCCTATATTTCTTACCCTTAGCGCAAAGATGACCATCATCGGTGACATCCCAATGCTCACAAAGAGCCATCCTACCAGAAATATGCATTAAACAATTCTCTTCCTTATACCAGCCACCCATATTAGTAATCAACAAATGGTTAATCATCTCACGCAACTGATCTTTATGTTCAAAATTCTTAAATTTCGCAGAAATTACATCACACTCCTCATTTATGTTGTCTGATAGAAATAATAGGCATTCATCAACCGACCTTGGACCACCTTCACCCTCCTGCCTAGGGTTCACCGCGTGCGCGATGCCCTTAACCGGATCGGGCAACTTCATCTTATGGCCTGACGGCTTATCATGCCTCTTCCGTCTATCTGTGATTCTTTGTTTTAGATTAGATGCGCCTGGTAATGTTTCCTCGTAGACTCTTTGAGTATGTGGGTAATTATGTCCATTCTCACAGAAGGTGTCGCCATCTGGGCAGCGCTCGCAGCTGACACCTTTACCGTGACAGATCGGGCATAATCCATAACCAGTTCTGATTGGTTGTGGTGTAACTGTAAAACCTGGATTACTCATTTATCGATCCTCGAAATCGTCTGGTTCCCCATTACCTAGTATATTTTTAGCTGTATTATTAATCTCGTTAACTGGCGAATCAGAAAAATCATGACATCTTAGACGAATAATTCTAAAGAAGCAAACTATTGATGATCTTGATAAATTAGTCTCCTGCATCAATTTAGCAATTAATCCCTCGTGTGCTCGCTCATCCTTATTATGTAATTTCATTAGAGCATCAAGAATTTGTAAATGTTCATCATTAAATTTACATAACTCATATGCTTCATCATAGAACCGAGAGATAATTTTAGATGGTCCAATCGGTTTGTTCTCTACGTGAGTCTTGAACATATTACTGTTTTTTCTATCTCTATTCTCTTTTTTAATATAAGCTAATATTACTGTCCTAGCGACTTGTGAGTTATGCGACACAAATCCATTGGCAATATATCCATGATCATCAGAATTTACTTCTATATCACATAATTCACTTTCTGATTTTTCAATTTTAATTATAGGCAACCATATAACTCTATTCTTAAATTTTAAATTTTCATCAATCCTCTCTTTTAAGAATTTATAATCAATATCTTCGCTGAAATTCGACCAATATTCAAGATATTGCCTTACTTTAAATAATTTTCCAACATATCCAGGTTTTATTAATTTTCTTATTTGATTATAATGGCCAACTGAACCATATTTTTTATATAATTTAATAAATTTATCCTTTAGTGAATAAATGTACTCATGGGGGATAGGTAATGAAGTTATATTTTCCTGTTTTCTATTAATTCTAAAACCAATTCGATCATAAAATCTTAATGAATCAGCGGTTGGTAATCTAATCATATATGCGCCAGTTAAATTACTTATATAAGATCGCCCATCTTTTTTAATAAATTCTCTAATTTCTCTTGGGTCAACATATAATTTTGAGACAATACCAATATTAAGTAATATACTACGAATTTGATTAATTAATTCCAATGATGTTGATGTAAACCCAACTTCACCATTAAATGATGAAGAATGACCGTCCCCATCAAATAACCCTGATAATAAATTATGAATATTATCTTTAGACATCCTAAGAAGACGATCTGGTATCTTCTTATTTTGTGCTGTATGACATTCAGAAAAACCAATCTTATCCATAAACTCATTAAACGATTTAGAACAAGTATAATTACCACAATTTATATCTTGGTGTTTAAATTTCAGCCCATTAAACCTAGATAAAAAGTCAATAACTTCTTTATCAACATTATAAATATTAAGCATATTATTACCATAAGACCCTTCAGAAATATACAAACCAAAAAAATAGGCCATATCATTAGTAATAACATTAGGATGTTTCCACTCATCAGTAACTAATTTTATATCACTTATATCATCATTATTACCAAATATATGTTGCCCACATTGCATCGCAACTAAATCACCAACTTTTAAATCTTTTAATTTTGCCCAATCTGGGCCATTATCATTAAGCCTCATCAAACAATGTTCTGTAGATCCCTCAATAGGATAATTATACATTGAATTAATAATTAATGTATCCTGCTTAATCTTTCTAATACCACCATTCACTTCAACCATTTTATCAATACCATGAACCATTAATGAAATATTATCGACAACATCAGATATAGGTAAAATTCCATTTTTAGTTATAACTTTAGTATTTGGATTTACACACCATAAGTTGAATAATCTTGATTTTCCTTTATAATAGATGCTTGTTTCGGTAAGTTGTACTTTGCAGTTTGGACATCTCTTTATTCTTTTGACGATTTCGGCTTCAAAGATATACTCTTCTGATAGGAGTGATTCATTTGGACGCATATTATTGTAGCATTTAGCGCAGTAGGGGAGTGCTTCATATTTGTATAATGCGCTTTCTATTTGTATCCATGCTGTTTGGAATAAATCCATCATTGAGGAGTCATCTTTACCTGGGTAGATTTGTGCTAGGTTGTGTGCTTTGATTAGTTGCACTATTAGTTCTGAGGCGTGTATCATTATTTCGTCGCGGAGGTGGACGTCAGTACAGGCCCCTCGGAGATACCTATGTAATAGTCGTTCGACAATTTCGTTATCAAAGTAGTGGTTTTTGTAGAAGATTTCTTTTCGTTCTATGGCGTCTTTCGGGTGGACACCCTTGGACATCGTCTTACCTCCACATTGCATTTCCATCGTGTTCATACATATATTTATTCAAACAAGGAATCTGAGAATATAGTTTTAATGTAAGAAATAGTTACAAATTATACTATATCTTAATTCTAAACCTACTCTTCACGAATTTAACACCATCCAAAACAACATTACCAACACAAATCTTAGGATTATATCCCATATCAATAACAGCCTTAATATTCTCCCTACTATGATGATACAAATACTTATTATTCAAGAAAAAGAATAAAAACACCCTAGCCCAACCCCTAGCATTCCTACGAACAGCACGACCAACCATCTGATTAATATTAGACCGCTGCTTACCCCCACCAACAACAATAAGATTATCAACACCACCAAGAATATCCAAACCACGCTGGAAAATCTTACCACCAATAAGGCACATCAATTCACCACTCTCAAACAACTTCAAACACTCATCACGCTCAGACTTAGACGACTTATTCCAAAGAAACCTAGAACCAGAAATCTTATCCCTCAAAGCCTCACCAAGCTCACCAATAGGAGAAGTATCCAAAAGAATCAAAGTCTTATCCTTCGGAAACGAGTCAACAATAGTCTTAATCTTACTATGCAACACCTCATTCTCAATAATCTCCTCCCTCATAGCAATATCATAAGCACGCCTATCCTCCTTATCACCATCCCTACCAACAACAATAAAAACCGGCCTAACAGGAATAATCCTACCACGCCCCTGCACCTCTTGCCTAGGAACCTCATGAATAATAGAACCGAGATTCTCCTTAATAAACAAATTCTGAATCGGACGGCCAGGATCATTGAAAGTACCACTAAAACCGTACCTCCTACGACCATTAAACACCGTCCTAAACAACTTACTATACTGAGTAGTTGAAGCCAAATCAGCCTCATCAACACAAATCATATCACAAGTAGAAACAGCCTCGCGAATAATATCAGCATTACCATGCCTAGTAGAATGCCACTTAAGACGCTTATCATACTCCTGATCACGGAAATAATTATGAGCCAACTCATAATAAGTACCCTTCAACTTCATAATATTCTCAGGATTCCTAGTCATAACCTCGATAAGAGCAGAAGGAAGAACTTTAGTTAAATTCTCATCCTCACGCTCCACCATCTTCAACAAACGAGAAAAAACTTGATGCCTGGTTAAAGTAACCTTAGCCTTCTTCGGCTTAGCAGCAACGAAGAGTGACTGTAAACTACCGACCATAATCTTCTTACCAGTCGGCAAGAAACCATGGCAAAACTTATCAACCTTCTCAGCAACCTTCCTAATCTGTAGCCTATTAACAATCTGATTCAAAACAACAGTTTGCTCAGTAATAATAACACACGAACAATCATATAATTTAACAATACCACAAATAATCTCTGTATTATGTGATAAAATATTGTTAGTCCAAAATGAATGACTTATATCTTCAACTTGAAGATCATAACAATTTTCTATGCCGTCATCAACAACATGTTTTACTTTATTCCAATTATTGATTCTATAATAGAATCCATTTTTGAACATTTGTCGCAAATTATTAGGACATATTTCATTGAATGATTTTGTGCATATTTCTCTGCGGCTATTTTCTTCGATAATATACTGCTCTTCTTCAATTCGAATAAGTATTTCGATTTTATTTCTATTATCAATTTGTTTGTTATTGTCTGAATCATAAAATCTGATAAATACCATGAATTGGCGAATTTTATTGTTGGACCCCTCTCTAGAGATAAGATATTCTTCGATTTTACACAATACTCGATGAACTTCAACTCTAATCTGCTCTGATATGGTATTCTCCCAAATCTTGTAATTATAAAATTGGTCCGTATTTTCTGAGAACGCGAAAACAATTCGTTTATAGATTCCTTCGTCGAATGATTCTTGCGCCACGTCTCTTTTTTCTTCCTCTTTATATTCTCTATCTCTTCTATTGATTTTAATTTCATTGTTTCCCTGAATTTTGATATAACCTCTAGCGAATTCGGTAACCTCCCTGTTTTCGTTTTTGTTAGTACACCTCTCTTCACTGACTCTGATCTGTCCACATTGGGCAAATTCGCTGGCACTGATATTCCATACTTCTTTTTGCATGTCTCCATGACTTTCTTTATTATTTCTGGATTTTTCATACAATTGTTTTTTGTACGTCCTATTTCTAAACAATGACACATCTTCTTGTATAAATTTGGATTGTTCTGTAATGCCATTTTTTGTGCCAATGATCTCGTACATTTTATACAAAGAGGTTTTCCATATTTCTTCGTCGTCTTTAATATTGAATATAGATTTTTCACAAACCGTGTCGCGCATAACGCACAGTCTGACTCTATATGAACTCGATTGTATTTGCGAATATATGCCCCATTTATTACTAATTCCATCACCTTCTCTTTTAATGATTTCGTCTGATTCAGTAATTTGACATAACTGTTTCCAACCATTTTTTGTGAAGATTCTATGTTCATCGACTCCACGTATAATTCCTCCATTATCTAAGATAAGTTTTTTAATTGGTCTTGGAGATGTTTTATATAATTTATTAATTTTATTATATCCATTAATACCAAGAACATATAATTCAAAATTAGAAACATCTTTAATTTCCTCATCTAAAAAATCAGTAAACAAATTACTTATTGGTATTTCAATCCCATTCAATATTATATTTGATTCCCCAGTTATACATTTCCCTGCTCCAGTTGGCGCTTGAATACAACCAATCTCATTATTCAACGTAGACTTAATAGCACCTATCTGATAGTCCTCTAACGTAATACCTGCTAGCATATCCTTTGTAATTCTATCCTCAGGCACCTTCTCAATTGGGGGACGCTCATCGAAAACCTCTAACGGTACATCTATCTTAACCATATAATTCTTCAATTCAGTTAAGAATGGTAACGCCAATCTACGATTTTTTGTATCATACCTCCTATACCATCCGTCCCAATAATCAGAATCAATATAATGCGCTCTAGGATCTCTAACACTGAAGTGATCTAGGATACTTTTCTCTACTTCTACAGGCATCTGTAATAGGTATATCCAACGATTGTCTACGATTTTTGCAATCATATGTTAATGTATCACTTTCTATGACGTATTAAATACTACTTAGGTCGCATCGCCAAAGCTGCGGATAGACTTGTAACTGCTTTGCCTAACGCAGCTTTCTGCGCAGGATTATTCTTCGCAGCGGCCTCGGCCTGCTTTCGTTCCTGTTCAGCTCGTGATGGGTCGAGTTTTGGCGGCTCAGGTGGTGGCTCAGTCGCTTTTTGTGGTGTTGTTGGCTTGGGTGGCTGGCCTGGTTTCGTTAGTTGTGGTGGTTTATTTGGATCTACTGATGGATTTACCTGAGCAATCTGCTGCTGTAATGCTTGAATTTGCTTCTGAACCTGTTGATTTTGTAAGTTAAGGGCTTTGGTTCTCTCTGTCTCTTGCTTCTTTATGTCACGAGCAATAGTATCGCCTATCTTCTTAAATTCCTTCGGTGCGCCACTGGCACCTGGTGCGCCAGGCCGAACACCCCCCGCGCCTGCTGGCGGGGCAGCTTCGACGACAGTAACCTTGCCCTTCTTGCTCTTAATTATTATCTTCATCTTCTTCCCTTAAGAAGAAAAACATATCATCTGGATCACCAATCATCTTATAAATTTCAACAGGTTCATTGCTAAGACAACCACCACCCATGAAATATGCCTTATTACCAAAACACTCACTAATAACTCTAGTCTTACTCTCAGTAACTGGTCTAACCGTAACACCAGGCTTCACCCTATTAGCCGGTGCGAAAAACCGAGTAGGCTCAACATTAATCGGCACAAGATCAAAATGAGCAGCGTCTAATACATCTCTCTGACCAACTGGCCTAACTCTATAAGTAAACTCATCAACATCCTCAATTATCAACTTACCGTTACTGGCTTGATAATAGCCATTAACTCTAGATTGTAAGTCGCCAATCGGACTAACTGACTGACCAATCGAAAATGACCTGTAGGGTATGTTCATTAACTCACCTGTAAATGGAGATCAGGACTTGACCTAGTTTCACCATTTGGAAGACAAAGATCAACACGATACCTATAAGTACCTCTCAGAACTCTAGTAGTATCAAATAAGTACTGTAACACAAATGGATTAGATCTATATGTCCCCTGCCTCAAACCAATCTTCATTGGTTCAGCATCAATCAATACCTCGCAATTATCAGTGAATAATGTAAACGTAGCCGTCAGGAATGGAATAATTGGGGCCACCAAATTGTAATCAAAATCATATAATGGCATAGGCATAATACCAACTTCAAGCGTTCTTCTCTCAGGCTGATGGAACTTAGAATCCATCGCCTCGAAACCTAACCTAATCGTTTCAAGACCTGAATCGACATAAGTTCCATCTGGGTAGAGCCAAAATTCGTTGCATTGCCTCTGCCAAAGATCCTCATTATTAATAATCTCTGGCGAACATGGGTCAGTACCACTTGAGTCTGGACAAATTGTCATATATTCCCACACATCGAAGAATATATCTGGAACTGATATTCCAGTACACGGCACATCCCAATATAGATGATATACTCCTGGTTGAGGTGTCGTTCCTACGTATTCCTGTGAAATTGGTGCTGGATAACCAGTCTCGCAAGGTGATACAATGGGGATTTGTGCTATTAGATTTTCGTCTGTTACTGCTGTCTTATAGATTGACACTCTTCTTATTGCAAAAGGATCTGCCGGGACACCATTTATGAGGAATGTGACGTTTAGGTCGATTGTACTTCCGACTCGACCGCTAATACGAGGGTAGACTGTGGCCATAAATGATTCTCCTGATCTATTTTTGCACTACACAAAACTACGTCCCCCATAACCCTTCCTACCTTCCTTAGGAACATTTTCATTTTCTTTATCGATTTGTTCCTTCATTCTCTTTAGGTGGAATGCCCTATCCTCAGCTGACATAATTGCCATCTCAAATAAATTGAAATGACAATGATACTTAAGTTGGAATTCCTGCTCCATTAAATGGTGATACTCTGCCTCATACTCTTCCGTGCTCCGTTGGGCGAAAAAAGGATTCAGTTATAGGAAGATTCATCCTCATTTCGGTCTTACAATCAGGACAAGTAACAATAATTGCTGTCTCAACACCAGGCTCATTCTTCGTCAAAGTACGTCTGATAGCAGCCGTATCGGCAGAAGTCATCCTCTTGAAAATCTCATTTATCTTAGTCCTATCACGATTGCCATTAATCGAGACAATCACCATATTAAGATGATCTTCAATCGAAGAATCCAAAGACGGCTCAACAAAAGCCATTGGTTTATTCGTAACAGCATTCCTAGCAATACCAGTCTGAACATTCTCCTTAATACGGTGAGTCCGCATCATCACCTGTAAATCTCTACCACGCAGGAATCTAACCTCAGCATATACCTCAGTACTACCACCAGCAAGTTCAGAAAGAGACTTCGTCATTGAAGGAAGAATTACCTTCAAAGGTTCAGTAACAGTCGGGCCTTTAACAGTCTCGGCAATCTTATTCAAATCATACTCATGCGAGCTAACTCTAGCACATTCCTCATTAGTACAAGTCACAGTAAACTCATAATTATTACCATGTGTAATGCCGCGCAGATAGTACAACAGGAACATTCTATCACCAACAAGAAGGTCAAGAGGATCGAATGCAGGATCTGGGAATTTTACATGGTTCTTGAAGATGTAATCAATAGTTTGCCCTGATTGAGCCAAACGCTGTGTCGCCAAAATCTTATCAGCAATAAGACCCATTGGTCTTACTTGTACTTCACCATTAGGAATCTTACCTTCATAATACATTCCTGCACTCGGAAGTGGAATCTTTTCCCATGGCAGGAATTCTTCTGGAGGTTTACTTAAGATTAAGTCAACTACATCATCTCTTCCAACTTGCTTTTCTGGAGGTTGCTGGCGATCTGATGGTTGTTGTTTTCCGCTACCAGGTATGTGGATTTCCTGCTTCATTTTCAAGTCTCCTCTTATACATATTATTTACGCTTTATTCAAATTCGACATAATCAACGGCTAATGTTAAATTTATAAGATTTATATTAGAGTCAGCATAAGATAATTTACCGTAATCAACATCAATCGGCCATGAATTCTTCAATTTTATAGTTCTAATAATTTCACCGGCACCATCTAATTCATTTAGAATTGAATCTTGCTTATAACCACCAGAACCATGTATTCCAATACCATCAGTGTCAGTATAAACCTGATCTTTCCATTTATTAAGCGAGTCAAGGACTGGTGGCTTTGTAGTATCATAGAAGACTATTGTGGCATCGCCCCAATTTACTCCCTTGGCATATTTATACGTTAGTGTTGTTACTACTTCATGTTTATTAACTGTCCATTTTGGAATTTGGAAATCCTTGGCTACAACTAAGTGTTCACGCATAGTTATTGGACCTAGTACTTCTATGATATATCTGTGTGCTCGTACTGTTTCTAGTGTATTTGGTATAGGGTATTGATTACCAGTTCCATTTATTACGAATCCTGGCATTATTCATTTCCCACTATCCACCTACTATTTTCGTTGTGCTCGGTCATACCGCATCGAGACTTCGATCTGTATTATTTCTGAAGAACCGTAATCCAATGTCTGCCAGTTAATGTCCTTCGGCCAGCAACCGCACATCTTCCAAGTCTCAGTCGGACTTCCCTTACCGTCAATCATAACCAATTCGCCATCTTTCTTATACTGATCTGGTGTCTCAACTGGTAACTGACCACCAGTAATCTCGACAATCTTATTGAGCCAATCCCACACGTTCTTAGAGCAGTCAGGATCTTGCTCAACGTCATACCACATCAATTTTGTCTCAGCCCACTTCTGCTTACCAGCGAAGTAGACCGTTTCCTGGTTATGCTCCATAACTGCTTCATCGAAGGTGAACTGTGGTCTTGCAGCTTCCTTCAAGACAAGCAGGAAATTTGGCTGAAGATCACCAAGGGTCTGGTAGTACCAGCGGTGCTTTCTTCTAGTCTCGTTTGTGTTAGATGGACCGTTC